TTAATACCATAGGCATTAGCTTTGGTTGACCGTTAATAATAACTCCACAACCTACAATGAAACGACTCTTAAAGTTTTTAGCATAATCAAATGCCATAGACTTTTGATGTATTAAACATCCTACTTGCATACCCCAAATAAGAGCATCTGGGTTACTGTAATAACCAATACTGAATTTAGTATGATAGTGACCCTGCACCGTATTCATTCCATACTGCTGGGCTACCTTTAAAACGTCTGCAGATAGACCATGAGTAAAGAAACACCTAGAGTTATCACTTAGGGTTATGGTGTGGTCATCTACCCATTCCCAACCTTTGCCAACGCCTAAGAACTCATTGTAATGCTTTAGGTAGGCTTTAGGCATACCATACTTTAATGCTCTGCGATAAACTAAAGAGCTATGGTTAGAGTGAACTAAAACCATTTTAGGAAATATCTTTTCTAATTCTTTTACATGCTTTTTAGACTCTTCTAATTCATGTCCAGCAGAGTATAAGTCTGGATTATGTTCGTGCATAGAGATAGCGTGTTGGTCTAGCTCATCACCTATGTTGACTATATGGTCAAACTTGTATTTAGTTTTTAATGCTTTAAGAAACGCAAATGCGTCAGGATGATGATATGGAATATGTAAGTCAGATATGACTAGAACTGATTTATATTTCAAGTAACTCTCCTATCGTTGAGATACTTTATTATATACCCAAAAACAATTTGCGTTCATCTAATCTTCTGTTTTGTAAACCTTTTAATATCTTACCACCAGCTCTGCAATACTTAACTAATGACTCCATAGCTTGTTCTTTATCTCCACGAAGCAACGCTTGACGGATGGTGCTTCGCTGAAAACAACCAAGACCAAGATTAAAGCAGAAAGATAAGATAGCGTCAAATTCATGTTGTCTAAGAGGCACGTTAGGTAACATCTTAGATATTCCCAGCTCGAAGCGACTGAGGTCTCTTTTAAGAAGTCCATCTACTTCATCCGGTGTAAAAGTTTTGTTCCACTCTCTAGGCAGAGATTTACCATCACCGATAAGATGACCAACGCCCACAGTCCACAGACCAGCAGGGCAAGTATAAGGCTTGTAGCGAACACCCTCATGATGTTTAAGAAGTTGTATGCAAACATTAGACGCTTTCACGTTTCTTTTCCCAAGTTCTTGAGCCAAAGTAGAAACCAATAATTGACGCTACAATGCTCATCTCATCACTAGAGAATATAGTATCCATTGCTTCAGGAGTAAATCCACCAGTAGATTTAACAGCCCATATAAAACCTGCTATGTCTACAAATACAAGTAAACCTACAAATGTAAATGCTACAATAGGTCTTACACTAGCATTAAGAGTTTTAACCCATGGTGCTGCTTCAGCAACAAGTTTAGCATCATGTTCATATAATGCTTCACGTTCTTGTGCGTACGTTTCTGCGTACGTTCCTTCTAATTCAATTGCAGCAATTTTTTCTTGTGATACAAAACCTTTTTCAGCCATAAGCAATGCTTGTTGATTTTGTAACTGAGCCATTTCACGTTCATGCTTTTGGTCACCTTTTTGCTGAAAGAAGCCAAGTAGTGATGGTAAACCTGAAGTAGCAAAGCCTAAAATTCCTGAGATGATACTAAACATTTAAAATCCTTTTCCTAATCCAAGTAATAATTGTTGTTCTTGTGGGTTAGCATTTAATCTTGCTTTTAATATCCAATCATTTAATGCTTTTGCATATTCTGCATTAATACCTAAACCTTGATTGCTATAATTAGCACCACCTGTAAACTGACCACCTGCTAATGGAGTTGTATAGTTAGCAGAAGCATTAGGATAGTTACCACCCATAACTTTAGCCATAATATTACCATCACGATACTCGCCATAAGGAGCAACATCACCTGGTTGACTTAATATGCCACCACGTAAATTTTGGTTTGTTAAAGCAACGTCTTTGTATATTGGATTTGTGCCTTCTTTACCAATAGTGCCACTTAATAAGCCTACAGGAGTTTCTTGATAAGCATTAACATTGCCACCTAATGTAGGTCTAGTATAAGCATTTAAGTTTAAGTTTTCATTACCTATGCTAGTAGCATTTGGTTGAGTATTTTTTTGTTCTGTTAATTGCCTTAAAAATTCTGCAATATCCACTATAGTTCCTTTGGGTCAAAGCCAAATGTATTGGCTACACGTTTTTGTAGTTTAAGAAATAAGCCTTTATGGCTTGTGTATTGTTCTGTTTTTGGTGAGTCTAAATACACACACATGTGTATAATTTCATGGCATAGCGTAATTAGAACAGGATATAAGTGTGAATGTCTTGCTACACTTATGGTAATAACATGAGGTTCACCTTGTTCTGGTGGTTGATATTCACCACATATACCAATGTCATTGACTATGATAAAATCTACTTTAGATGCTGGTGGTAATTTGTATTCGTCAAAGACAGGCATTTCTATCAGAGCTGAATATAGATTAGCTATATTGTTCTCTGTAATGAATGTCATTTTGATAGTGGGTTCATAGTTGAACGTTTAACTGTATTTAACTTATCATCCATTGCGTTTACGGTTGCTTCTAATTCTTTACGTAGTCCTGATACCATAGCAGAAGTCTCACGTGAGTTAGCAATAGCGTCTGAAGACTTTTCACTAGCTTTCATTATAGACTCTGATAGTTGGTATTGTCTTTCATTAATAGCTTTAACTTGTATCTCTAAACCATTTAACTTAGACTCTATAGGAGCTAAGTCTAAACTGTCAACAGCCTCAATTGCCGAAACCATCTTGTTGTAGAAAGTTATGCCTGCGTAAGCCGAGCCAGCTACTATTGGCAATGCTATTAAAATCAACTTCAGAAGTGCCGAGCTGGATAAGCTCAAGTTGAAGGTTTTGATTTTTTCCGAACTCATTGTTTATCTCCGTATCAAATTTGAAAGCATCTGTTAATTCAATTTGTTGTATAATAGGTTTGTTAAGTATTTCTAAAGAAAGGACTATCCCAAAGCCATGTACAAGCTCTTTACCCTTTGGTACGTCAAGTTTAGGACTATCCTTGCTCTCATTCTTTTGTTCAGCCTTTGGTGGGTCTTTTGGGCTGTCTTCTTTTGCTTTTGGCTCACTTTTAACTTCCTGTTTTGGTTGTTCAACCTTAGGCGGAGCTGACTCTACCTTAGGTGGTTCAGGAGGTGGTGGCGAAGCTAATGGATTAACCTCTGGTGGCGGTGGAGCTGCAACAGGAGGTGGATTATTTACAGGGTTAAGTGGACTACTAGGACTAACAGGTGAAGATACGTTAGTGACGTTTGTAGCACTTTTAACACATGAATTAGATGTTTCTACCCATGTTCCCCATATAGATGGGTTATAAGGGTCAGGACAAGATGATGTTCTTGTCTCTGTAACTGAACCTACGTATTCTGGTTGACAGGCTACTTGTCTAGTTTCAACGCTTGCTTGACACGTTGGAGGGTCTTGCGTGCAATTGTTGCTAGTTTCTGTCCAAGGTGACCAAGCGTTTGCAGTACAATTAAAAGTCCTGCTTTGATTAACAGCACCGCTATAATGAGGTAACGTACAAGCTGTGGTTTGATTTTCAACCAAGTCTGAACAAGCAGGGACTTGATACGCACCACAAATTGGGTCATGAGTGACATAACTTTTACACCAGTAATCCCTGATAGCAACTTCGTTTTCAATGCCATTACATACGAGAGAACCTGGAAGCATATAACCTTCAGGCGTTGGAGTATAGTTGCAATACCAAGCATAAGCATTATTTCCTTGTAGGGATAGAAGTAGTAATAGGCTCGTCAGGAACAAGCGGTATCGTGTATGTATCGCCATATAGTTTCTTGAATATAGAAGGGTTACGTTCATACCAACCACGTTTAGCAGCATCACCAATAGAACCATTTATAGGACATGGTGAACCTGACTGTATCATGGCTTCAAATACTCTATCATCTTGACAAAGGATAGATACTGCTGCAACTTTAAGACCTAAGTCATTAAGAGTTTTAGCTAATTTAATGCGTTCACAATTAACGTCTTTATAGCCAGAGCCACCACTTACGCCAAACAATGTACTAGATACAGAACCAGTAACAGGCACAATACAAACGTCTTGGCTAAAAGCACTTATAGAAGGGCTAATGGCACTAGGTGGTGGTTGACCTTTGTAGTTGATAGTAGTTGTATCTGCTTTAGCATCCATAGAAAGTGCTAATAACATACCTATAGACATACCTACAATTAATGCTATTAAGTTTCTTAATGATTGCATTATTTCATTCCATTAGTTAGTAAATAAACAATGATGAAACCTGCTGTACCTAAAAGTATTTGTTCTAAACGCTTGAGTCTTGCATTTATTTGTTCGTAGCGAATAGCACAAACTTCCTCATGCGTACTTAAACGTGAGTCTGTGTCTGTCTTGACCATTACTATTCCTTATTCTGAAAGAAGACCTTGTGGGTCAGTTCTATTTAATTGATATAAGTATGGATATGCTTGTTGAGCAGCATTAGTTCCAAGAGTTTGTTTAATTCCTTTTGCTAGTTGACCTGTTCTTAAAGCTGTTTGACCAACTAAATATGGAGATTGAATAGCTGCAGTAGCTAACCCTAATGGTATGCCACCAACTAAACCAGCTCCTAATGCTGTTCCAGCACCTAAACCTGCTCCAGCTAAACCTCGTGGGAATGCAGAACTTAATGCTTGACCTGCTAATGCAGGCATAATATCAGTTCCACCTTGTTGCATAAGTTGTTTAGCTAATTCAGTTCTACCGCCATAATTTGTATTTACATTATTACGCATAATTGATTGTAATTTACGTAAAGATGTGTCAACAGATGCTTGTTTACCTAATGATAATGAACGTTCAATTTCTTTAATTAAATCTGTAGCTTCTGCATAATCTTTCATTACATTAGCATAAGAAGGAGCTTGCTTAACAATAGAATTTTTTACAGAATTGTATAAAGTATTTCCTACTGTTTTAGCTGTTTTTTCATCTAACGGTATTTGTTCAACTACAGAGCCAATACGTTGTTTTAATGCGTCAAAACCTTCTGGAGTATGGTATTCAGTAGGATTTAAATTTTTCCAAGCATTTACTTCGCCTGAAATTTTGTCATATACTGCTTTAGCTGCATCATTTTTAACAATGTCTTTATATTTAACAACTTTAGATACATCTTCAAATGACTTGTCAATTGGAGCAAATTCTAAAATAGTTTTATCTTTTGCTACATTAACCATTCCAGCTTTATATGCTTCTCTTTTTGCTGAAGCAATAGTTTCTAAATTAGTTTTAGCTTGGTCTACAACTTCTGTAAAGCTAACATCACCTCTTAAATTTTTAAGGAATGTTTCTTTGTTGCCTGTAAAACCAGCTTTTGCTGCTTGTTTAATAGCTTCTGCGCCAGTATGAGTACCTAAGTAGTCAACAACATTAGCTACTGCAGAACCAATTTTAGGAGCACTATATTGAATAGCTTTTATTCCACCTGTGATTGGGTTTGTATAATTACCTGCTTGTGATAATGCTTCACCTGTTTTAGTAATAATATTTCCAGTTTGACCAGCTTTACCTGCACCTTTTAACAAAGCACCGCCACCACCTAAAACTG